GTCACCTGTACCTACAGCCTGACCAATAGCAATGTTAGAAGCATTTACTGTAACACCAGTACCTGCCCCAATATTAAAGGTTGTACCGTCCAGTGTCAAGCCAGAGCCTGCCTCATAGACAGCAGTCTCAGCTACGACAGTGAATGAGATTGGTGTTGTACCAAATGTTATAACACCTGATGTGTTCATAACATAGAGTTCACCAGCACCTGTGTCACCTTCTTTAACGAAGAATGCGTCACCCTCACCCAAGGCATCTTGGGCTGAGGCACCGTAGCTATCAGCATCTGTAGCACGAGTAAGAACCCAGTTAGTGCTTGCAGAACCTGTGTTAGTTACTGTGTAGATACCATTCTCATAGCCATTAGTTTGGCTGTAGATAAGAACACGATCATTTGTGTTAACTGTTACACCGTCAATAACAAGTGCAGCTTGAGTACTATTATTAGTAAGTGTAGCACCTACACCTGATACACCATTATCATATGTAGCAGCAAGGCTTCCTGCACTGTCTGGTGACTCAACACGAACTGGTGTGTGGTAGTGAATACCAGCAGCAGCAATTGTGTCTACGTACTCTTTTGTTGCGAGTTGACAAGCAGCAGTTGGGTTAGCACTAACACAGACAGACCCAAAACAAACATTGTCTGAAGTACCTACAGACTGACCAATAGAGATGTTACCACTTGAGTATGTTACACCCGTACCACCTGCTAGGTGGCTGTCAACTCTAGCTGTTGTATAGTACTGATTTGTACCCTCTGCTAGATCATCTGTGTCATGGTTACTAATGTCACTTACAGTACCAGTCACATTACCAGTTACGTTACCTGTCAGTGCTCCGTAAAGGTTAGAAACACAGATAACACCTGTGCCGTAAATGCAGTTAGTGCCAGCATTAAGATTACCCCCTAGAGAAGGAGTAGTATCTTCAGAAACAGCAGTAAGAGCATCACCCAAGGTAAATGCTGCAGAGTTCCAAGCAGATCCTGTATAAACTTTTAGAGCATTATCTGTTGTATTCCAGTATAGAGCACCAGTAATTAAACCATCACCATCGTTGTCTACACTAGGGTCTGCAGACTTATCCCCAAGGTATCTGTCATCAAAGTCATCATAAGATGTAGCAGCATTGTTAGCTGAGGTCAGGGCAGCAGAAGCTGAGTTACTTGCATTTGTCTCAGAAGTTGCTGCAGCAGTTTGACTTGCTAGAGCACATGCAGCAGAAGTGCAGGCTGCAGTAGCTGATTGCAAGATACCGTCCACGTAAGTCTTTGTGGTCAGATCAACAGCATTGACAGGAGTGTAGGTAGATGTGATCTTGTTTGCACCCATGTCCAAGGTACCCGACATGGTACCACCAGAACAAGCTACTCGTGTATCACGTTGGGTGTCAGTGTAAGACTTTGTTGCTGCATCTTGAGCTAGGGTAGGATCTCCTACTCCTGTGATCTTTGATGTCCCCATAGCAATAGTACCAGACATGGTTCCACCAGTCAAGTTTAGCTTAAGTGCATCTTGTGTGTCTACATAACCCTTACGAGTCAGTGTATCATCTGTGACAGGTGTTGCTGTAGAAGTAGCTTTGTTAGCACCTAATACAACGTCACCAGTCATTGTTCCACCAGCTAGTGGCAGCTTACCTGCAATGCTTGATGTGATTGTTGTGCTAAAGTTTGGATCATCACCGATAGCAGCAGCAATCTCGTTAAGAGTGTCCAGAGTACCTGGTGCTGAATCAATAAGATTCGATACAGACGAGTCCACGTACAATTTCGTGGCTGCATCACCATCAGCAGTCGGAGCTGCAAGAGAAGTAATCTTTGCAGAACCCATGTCAATTCCCGCAGAACCAGACATGTTAATATCAGTAAAAGATGATGTACCTGTTGAAGTTACATTACCAGTCAAGTCACCTGTTACATTTCCTGCAACATTACCTGTTAGGTTACCTGTTACATCCCCAGTAACATCACCTGTGATATTACCTGTAACATCCCCTGTTATGTCCCCAGTAACATTGCCTGTAACATTCCCTGTTAGATCTCCTGTCACATCACCAGTAAGGTTACCTGTGACATTACCTGTGACTGGGCCTACAAGGCTAGTACCAGTAATTGTTGTACCTGTTATAAGACCTGCTGTAGTCCCGCCAATAGTAGTACCATCAATAGTACCCCCATTGATATCGACTGTAGCAAAAGTACCTTGTCCTGTCGTACTAAGTGTAGTAAAGCTGCCAGCAGCAGCAGTAGAGGCACCGATAACAGTGCCATCAATATTACCTGCATTAATATCTACTGTAGCTAGTGTTGCTGTACCTGTAGCAGAAAGGTCTGGGACAGTTACTGTATCACCAAAACCTGCAACACCTGTAACACCAAGTGTACCTGCTAGTGTAGTATTGCCTGTAATTCCTGCAGTACCACCAACAGTAAGGTTACCACTAGACCCAAGGGTTGTAAATTCACCAGAGGCAGCAGTTGTATTACCAATAACAGTGTTGTCTATTGTACCTGCATTAATATCAGCTGTGTCTGCTACAAGACTGTCAATGTTTGCGGTACCGTCAATGTATAAGTCTTGCCACTCACTACCAGAAGCACCAAGATTATAGGTACCATCAACAGAGGGAATAAGGTTTGAGGCAATATCAGCATTTACAGTTACTGTATCAGTGGCATCACTACCTAGGGTAGTATTACCATTTACTGTTAGGTTACCTGTGACTGTAGCATTCTCATGAACAGCCAAGGTGTCAATGTAACCAACACCGTCAATGTACAGATCTTTAAACTCAGCACTTGCAGAACCTAGATCAATGTCATCGTCTGTTACAGGAACTAAAGCACCATCCTGAATACGAATTTGTTCAGTAGCAACACCACCAACCTCAGAGAAGAAACCAACTCTGTTGTTAGTTGTGTCTACAACAACTTTGTTTAAGGCATCCACATCACCAATGAGGGGAATGTAACCCCCTTGACCAGTGCTTCCATCATGCTTGTGGCCTGAAGAAGCAGCAAAAGCTGCTAGGAGTTGGTTGAGTTCATTGTTAATTGGTTCGGCTTTAATAACCTGACCAGAAACAATATCGGCAACACTCTGTCTTGTATAACCCGCCATTTATAATCTATCCCCTACTCCGAATGTCACTACAAGTCCTTGAACACTGTGTGACGCATTTGTGTCATTTGTAACGTATCTAAAAGATACTGATTTACCTGAACCTGATACGTTAACCCTTTGAACAGGGGAGGGGTTGCCACTCCAAATAGTAGAAGAGTCATTAAAGACAGCTTCGTTATAGTAAGCAGCAGCACCTTCGGTGGTCAGTGTAAAGTTAGTTGGATTTAGAATGGTGGTATCATCGTAGTCAAAAACAACTGACATTACGATATCGTTATCACCTTCCGACCTTAGGTACGTAGCAACAGTATGAATAATCTTACGTTGTTCTGGATCTTCCATGTGTAAGAATGGTGTTTGGTAAAGGCTTACGATGTTGCTCCCACCAAAGCTATTACCTGATTCTTGTCTGTGGACTTTACCGGCAGAGTCACCATGTATGACGTACTCTTCTTTGTCAATGTATCCACTATCAGCACAAGTAACCTCAATGCCAAGCATTTGACTAAACTCAAAGTTAATGCCACCTTGTTGGTTTTGACGCAAACCCCCAAGTAAACCGTTTCCACTCTCTACATTATAAAACAATCTAAACTGAGATTTACCCCTAATGAGAACAGATGATACAGCATCAAGGTCATTAGTTAAGATAACATCCGATATAAACGATTGAATGTTTTTAGTAAGAGTTTCTAAGTTTACATCACCAATCTTGTCTGTACCTGAGATAGGTCTGATACCATCCTGTGACAAAAAGATTAGGTCACCACCAATTTCAATAACACTATCTGTAGCTAGGCAACCAAGGTCATCTGTTACGTGTTGTACTTGCCAGTCTGAAATATTATTACCAACAAGTCTTTTGATATTGTTAGTGCCAAATACAAACAAGGAATCACGAAATGGTTTTATTGCTACGACAGGAAAACCTACGTTAATTACACCGGCACCATCTACAGGTGACCACTTGGTTTCGTCTGTTGGTGCACTAAAGTAAACATTGTGAGGTTCAGCAGGATCACCTACAAGCCACATGTGGTTCTTAAACACCGCAGCAAACTTAGGATCTGTAGGAGCATTAGCATGTGTAATCTGGGTGTAAGTTGTGCCATCGTATGTGGCTGCAGGGTTAACACCGTCTGTTATAATAACTTTTGCTGTACCCCAGTTAAATCTAGTAAATCTTACTTTTGTTACACCTGTCATTGTAGGTGATCCAGAAGTAGTTACTGCTACCCAAGCATCTGTAGAGTTGTTCCAATAATGTAAGTAGTTATTACCACTAGAAGGTTTACGTGCAGCAAGAATGCCATCATTGATACCAGCAGCTACTGCCACGCCTAAAACACTTCCAGAGCTATCTCCTGGAACTACACCGTAGTCGTTAGCATAACCACTAACACGTCTATAACCACCTGTTGTAGCAGGCTCGTAGTTAAGAAGAGAGATAGCAGATCCAGGTTGCAACTCACCTTGGGACAAAACGTCCCTGTTAAGGTTTAGACCACCCTGTGCAAATA